GAGCTTGTGGATGGTAAGGTGAAGGGACGATTGATGTGCCTTTTAAAAGACATAGAAATAGCCAAGCACAATTTAAATATTTGTGAGAAAAAATATCATGAGTATAAAGAGAGTATTTTGTGTGGGACTAAAACATGGCAAGACATTTTAACGGAGGGTTTATGAAAATTAAGAATGCTAAGGATATGGACAGTACCTCTATAAAACTGAGTGCGACTGTTTATGGTAAGGCAGGGACAGGGAAAACAACCCTAGGTGCTACCTTCCCAAAACCTTTCTTCCTAGACCTCAATAAAGGTCTTTTAAGTATTAGAGGGAAAGATGTAGATTATGTTGAACTTTATGATAGTACTTGGGTTGAGATCCAAGACACCTTGGATGAAGCCATAAAATCCCCAGATCATGAGTCTATTATTATTGATAGTATGGGAGAGGTGGCTGAGATTTGTATGAAACATATATGTCAATTAAATAGGAGACAAAAACCAGAATTTGCAGATTGGGATGCTTTCTATCAATCCATGAAATCCTTCATCATGAAGGTGAGGAATAGTGGGAAGCATAGTTTGTGTATATGTCATGAGGATGTGCAGAAGGAAGAGGCAACGGGTCGGATTTTTATTAAACCCGCCTTTCAAGGACAACTAAAAAATAAATATACAGCTTTCTTTGACGAGGTGTATCATAGTGAGGTAGAGACCTTACCAGGAAAACCTCCTATCTATAAATTACTATCGAGGAGTAGTGGGATATATGAGGCTAAGTCTAGGCTGTTATCCAGTACGACTATGGAATCCTACCTAACTCCCCATTTCAATGACCTAATAAAAATGGCGGGTGTGAAATGAAACTAAAATGTGCTGAATGTGGTGAAACTTTAAAGAGAGGAAAAGGGATAGCCCTAACAACGTCTTCCCTAGCCATCCATCATGAAAAAGTAGTATGTGACCACAAATGTTTTAGTGATTTTCACACAAATAAAAATATTTCCATCTCATTGGGAGTGCCTTTTTATTATAAAATTTCAAAGGAGGTAAAAGAAATGTGATTACGCTTATATTAATGGCAGTAAGTACAATAATTATTTTATTAATTTTGTTTAACTTTGGAGAATACTAATATGCCAGTAATTGATCTAGGTATGACATGTGATGATGCAGTAACAGAATCTTCTAAAGCCTTTACTCCACTCCCTTCAGGGTCGTACAAAATGACCTGTACGGATTGTGAGTTGGGTACGTCAGGAAATGGGCGACCTCGCCTAGCCTTCACATTTTCAATCATTGAAAGTGCGAACCCTGACTATAATGGGAAGACTTTGAAATATTTTACTCCTCTCCCTCATAATGGGAATAACTCAGGAATTGGATTTTTAACTAATGTTTGTGTGGCATTGGGAAAACCTTGGAACGGTTCTTCCCTAGATACGGCTGATTATGCGGGTCGTGCTTGTCAGGCTAATGTTGTGGAAGATCCTGCAACTGATGGGAGTGGAAAGATTTTTAATAAAATAAAATCTTTTGTATAAACCCGCCCTCTCACTCTGAATAATCCAGAGCCTTACAAGGCGGAAATATTGTAAGGAATTAAGAGCGATGCTCGGAGGGACATCGTGGTTATATTCCCTCCACTTTTTTATATTAATTAAATATAGAGCTAGGTTGTATGGGATCTTAGAAACCCAGTCCGTAGGAGTTGGGAGTTGCGGTCATTCCGTACCCCGTAAAAAGATCTCTAGAAGTTAGGGCTTACTGCTTGCGAAGCAGAGGGTGGAGGTTGGCAACGGCAATGTATATTCTGGGAGCTGCACAGGTGTATACACTAGGATTACATTGTACGCTATACAGCCTAGCTTTAATTTTTAAAAAGGAAGAGAGAAAAATGGTTAAACCAGACTTACGACATAGAGTACAAAGACCAGATAATGCTCTCACAAAACTCCAACAAGAACTTATAAAACTAGGAGGAAAGGAAACTTGTGCCTATAAGGCATGGGGAGACATTATGGAGTATATAACATATCTTGAAGCCAAATTGGATAGGAAAAATTTAAATTTTAGGAAAATGAAAAAACATATTAAAGAACTGGAGGAGATGACTAAATGACAAAGAAGAAATATTTTCCAGATTCACCTACAAAGATGCCCTACGAGCTTCCTTATACAGATCATAAAGATGACCTTCAGGATGATTTAGATATTGAACGAAATACCAATAAAATCGTAGATGAGTCAAAATTAAATGACCAATGGAAAGGAGGGAGTACAACCATTCGACCTTCTTACTATGCTAAGTATAAAATAGATCCGTGGACTTTTTGTATTGAAAATAATGTGAACTTGTCTGTAGGTTCGGTTATTAAATACATAATGAGGTTTCAGGATAAGAATGGAGAGGAAGATTTAAATAAGGCAATTAAATGTATTGAAATGATGAAGGAGTATTATTATGGAAAATCTTAGCATTAGGCAAGAAATTATTGTGAAAATGGTGGGTTCTTTAGTATCCAATGCTTCTATCAAGATAGAGCAAGATTTTTATCCAAAAACCGTAGTATTGGATGCAATAGAACTGACAGATGAAATTTTAAACTCAGAACCTTTTTCTGATCTTATATTTTTTAATCCAAAAGGAGAATAAAATGGATTGTAAATCAGTACATATCATGATTGATAAGGATGTTTATAATTATTTTGAAGGAAGGTGTGTAAGGTATGGAGACAGGAGTCGATATTATCGGGCAGGAATGAGAGAATTCATGACCAAATTGAAATCACTAGACATGAAAACAGGAGACCTTAGTGCAGATATCATCGACTCAACCAACCATATCACCAACGGGTCCGCTAGAAAGTGAGATAGTTTTTATAGGAGAATCTCCCTCGAATGAGGAACTAAGGTCGGGCATGACCTTAGTTGGTTCGAGAGGTTCTTTGTTTAATAGACTGTTAAAATATTCTGGAAAATCAAGGAGTGATGTTTATATAACCTCTCTCTTCAAAACACAAGATACTTCTAACGAAGGACAAGCCCAACTTGATCTTATTAAAGAACTAGAAGGACTTCCTAACTTAAAAATAATAGTACCTTTAGGAAATAGATCTTTAAAAGCCTTGACTGGGAAATGGAGTATAACAAAGTGGAGGGGGTCTTTAATTAGACCTCTAAGACTTCCTACCAAAATTGTAATACCCACACTCAATCCTGACTATTGTCTCAAAGGACAATATAAAGAAACATCCCTTGTCATGTTTGACATGATGAAAATCAAGAAAACGCTGAAAGAGGGGTGGACTGTCTTAGATAGAACCTTTAAAATAAACCCAACATTTGAGGAGTGTTGTGAAGCCTTAGATCGTTATAACGGGTCGGCAAACGTGGCTGTAGATATTGAGACAGACATGGGTGCTAATTATATTAAATGTGTCGGGTTTGCGGATTCGAGGGACTATGCTACCTGTATCCCCTTTTATGAAGGAGGTAGAGCAGTATGGACGGAGAAGCAAGAAACATTCTTATGGAAACGAGTGAGGGACATTCTTACCAACCCGAAGGTTGGAAAAATTATACAAAACATGATGTTCGAGATGATGGTCTTATACCCGTGGGTAGGGGAGATATACCCAATTATAATGGATACAGCCGTTGCCCATCATTGTTTATTAAGCGAGTTAAAGAAAAACTTGGGACTTCAGGCCTCGATATATACTTCGGAACCCTTTTTCAAGGACGAAGCTAAGGAGGGAGACTGGGGTCCTCATGTCTTATACACATACAATTGCAAGGATTGTACTGTTACATATGAAATATTTGAGGTACTAACCCAAGACCTTAAGACCGAGGGAATGTATGATTATTTTCATGGCTACCAAATGCCCCTTGCAACCCTCCTTTTTCGAGCTAGTCATAAAGGGATTAAGGTAGATGTAAAAAAAGTCAAGAAGTATTTTAATGAATACAGTCAAAAACTTGACATAGCCCAGAAAACCTTAGATAAGGAAGTGGGTTATCCCCTCAACGCAAACTCACCTAAAGCTCTTGCCAAACTAATCTATGATGAGTTAGGTTTA